GAAAAACAGTTCGGTGTTAGTGACTTAGAAGTTACTGGCATAGAGTTTATGGGTGACAGAACAAGTATCAAAAACTATAATGAAGTAGTAGAGCAAATACTTGCTAAACCATTCAACAGAAAACTGTTTGATGGTCCACAAAGTTTAGATGATTGGCAGAAGTTTCATAAAAACAGAACAACAATAACATTAGAAGACGGCAGTAAGATTGCTCTATGTTAATGTATAATAGCAGTTGGACAATACATTACACATTTAACGGCAGACAAGGTGAACTTAGAATGTATTATAATGTGCCTACATATAAGAAAAAACCATATATGTCATATAAGAGTGAAATAGAGATTCAAAGTGATGAAGACGCAGTTGGTAAATGCGTTGATATGACGGATGAGTATTACCTCAAAGACTTATATCATAAAGCCAAGATAGAAATCGCACGTAGACACCACACTACACATTTAGATAAGATTGTGATTACTCAAGCAGATTGGGATGAAGACTTAGGATATGAAGACTTAAAGAACTGGCTACATACAAAATATATAAAGGATACATATCCTCACTGGCCTCGCCAATATGACGAAGAATACGGTGTGTATGTATAAAATCGTAGCAGAAAAACCGTTTAGGGTAAACACTAAGACATGGCGCAACAAACAATGCGCCATTGCTTATTGTAAAATACTACAAAGCAGATGGGCAAACGAAAAGTTTCAAATAAAAGCCATGAAAACGGATAAGAGTGATAAATAAGTATGTAACAACAAAGTTATTTGGCAACAGAGGTTATTATGAAAAAGAAAAGAAAATCACAAAAACAAAGAAAACGTTATCAACGTTATGTTGAAAAAGGCACTATAAGAACCAGTGGTAAAAAAGAACATGCTACAGGTTGGCTTAATCATTATATAAGTGTAACAGATCCACTTTTAACAGCAGTTATGCCACATGAGTTAGACAGTTGGTTAGATGTAGAACATTTTGTTATACCATACACATACGACAAAAACAACAAAGATGAACTGTTTGTAAACTTTACTAAAGGCGATGCCGCATATATAGAATATTGGCTCACAAGATTGGAAAATGAAATATGCCACAAACATATACAATACGCAGGACAAATGTTTAATCACATGCTACAACCTGTTAATCATTACAGCACACATGAAGCAGTAGGAACAGCAAACAGCACACTCACAATGATAAGTGGTTTACGCATTAACTTTTTGCGTAACGGTGAAGATCCAAAGTATCTAAAAAGCCAACTTAAAATGATAGAGCATGTTTTTTGGATGAGTTGGTTTTTCCTAAAAGGTTACAACGACATACTTACAGATCAAGACATAGGATTTAAAAAAAGCAATGGTAAAGCAAATCCGCCATTGTATCCTGTTCATTTTATAGAGTATTCAAAAACTTTAGCAGATGAAACATTGTTTGAAAGTGATAACACAATAATAACATTATGAAAAAAGGTGAAAAGAAAGTAACATTACAAGACGGCACTAAGATTACTTTATTTGAACACAAATGGGGTATAAGTGCTATTGAGTTAGCCAAGTTAGAATCAGTAACCCCCGATGCTATTCACATGAGAGTTATGCGTTTTGGTAATCCTTTTCAACGTCGTAACAAAGAAACTTTTTATGAAAAAAAATATGGCAAAACAGTAATGGCCATAGCCATGGAGTTAGGTTTACATCCTATCACGGTTGCTAACAGAGAAAACAAATATGGTGATGTTTACCATGAACCCGAGGCTTTTATAGGCAAATATCAACGTGGTAAACAGACAGCACCAAAACATTGGACCGAAAGCAGAACTACAAGAAGTTTAGCCACATACTTCAAACTGGACGATTTAAAATAAAAACAATAGGAATAATAATGGATCAATACGAATATCTAAAACAAGTCACACCAAAAGAATACAAACATGGTTTAAACCCTGCTCAACAACTAACAGTTATATTAGACACAGCCACTCAGTTAGGGTTCTGCTATACTAACCATGGTAACATACGCACAGAACTGTTTATAGAAGACCCTGTGGGCATTAATAAACGTGAACCTTTCTTTGTGATATACAACAACGCGGCTCGACCTACATGTAATAATGGCCACTTTATGTTAAACAAATACATTAAAGAAGTTTGGTCGGAGGCTATAGAGTTTGAATGTGGTTTTCGCAAGCCTACCGATGCTTGGTATAAGCAACGTAATGCTGAAAGAGTTCAGTTACCAATACAACCTATTGAGATACATCAAGAAAGTATAAACACCGACGCCAGTGATCTAAATGCTGTTAAAAAAACTTTAGGTTTATGGTATAAACTAATGAACTACGACTGGGACGGTAAACTTTTAGACGGCAGTATAAAAGGGTAGTTACTCCTTTAATAGACTACCCTTTGCCGCACCTACCAGTTACTCCTACCCTACTGATCCTTTTCACTATCCCATAACACAATGTAGTCCTCGTGTATTTCACGTATACCACCATTGCTAAGATAGTTATATATTTGTTTGCCGTATTTTTGACTAAGCATATATCTTCTATATACTATACTGTTATTTTGTTTTGCTAACTGTTGTTGATATTTACTTAACAACAACCAATCTGTTTGAAACTTCATAAACATTTCTACACCTTTATGGTCACGTGGATTAGTCATCTTTTTTATCCTTGTTGCCCCATATTCTATCCCAACCGCTTTCATATGCGTCATCATTAGCACCTCTACGAGCACTACCTTTTCCGCCATGTGTTTGACCCGGCTTAGGCTTAAATCCTTCGCTGATGTCTCTTGCGGCTCTTAGTGTAGGGTCACGATTAATAATCTTTTCGTTCTTTACCCAGTTTTTATCTTTTTTATCTGTCATAACATTCTTCCTGTGCTTCTACGTGTATCTCTATATATCTCCGGCTCTGCGCCGCGGATTGGATATGTTCTCTGTATATAATAACCTAAAGCATCTGTAATATGGTCGTATCCACTGTTTTTGTCCGGCTGACGTGTGCCTTCTTTATAAGTCATTTTTATTAGGCCTTCTCGTAACTGTTTACATTTTGGTGTTATAAACAGTTGACGTTCGCCCAAGTTGTTACATAATCTTGCGTTTACACTACTTATCCTCTCTGCTACTGGCGGATTACTTTTACCAGTAACCAGTTTAAAACCGTGTTGTTGTAGTATAAGGTGATCACTCATGCCTGTGCTGTTAGTTGTTCTGCGTAAACCTGTGGCATCGGGGTATACAAATACTGGTCTGTTACCGTATCTGCGTTTTATTTCCTGTGCCATTTCGTTTGTGTTTGAACTGTATATGGTGATTTCATCTATACACCATGTGTTACCTTCTCTGTCCTCTACACACACCACAGCACTCATTGGATCTATGTTAAAGTCCATACCTACATGTATTGGTGTAACATTGCTTAAATGACTGGGTGCTGGTAGCACGTTATCTTCAGTAAATGAATAATAACACACACCCATATAACTCACAAACTGGCTTAAATATTCCTGTTCAAATGTTCTTTCATCTAAGTCTCTTTTGGCGGCTTCTATTTCTGCTAACGGCACATTGCCACCTTCTAATGTGGTAAACTGCCAACTTTGCCAGTCTGTTTCACCACTTAAACTGTATAAGTCATAAAACCAGTTTCTGCCTTTAGGTGAGCCGATGAATAGTGCTGATCCCTGTGTATCACTTAGTGTAGGTCTTAATATTTGATGCCATGTTTCTTCATGAATATCAGCACACTCATCTAACACAATAAAGTTGTATTTGGCACCACGTAATGCTTCTCTGTTATCAGCACTACGAATAAAAATAACTGAACCGTTTTTAAGTCTTATGTTTAGATCGCTTTCGTTTACTTTGTCTATCCATTTAACAGCATATAGACGATTTTTAAGTTCGTCCCATATGACTTGTTTTGCTTGTCTATAAGTTGGTGCTACATACAGACACTTGGAGTTAGGAAAACGTGAAAACTTAGCAAGTTCATTTATACTTAAAAAACTTTTACCAAATCGACGTCCAGCCGCTACAACACGAAAACGACTTTCATGATCGCTTACAGTTTTTTGCGGTGGTGTCAGTTTCACTACTGAGGTTTATTGAGTTCGCTACCGTATCCAATAATAATAGTTAAGACTGTTAGAGGTGTAAACCATGGATTTAACATACCTAACATCTGTCCCCACATTAGACTTAGTCCAGTAAGACTCATTGTGTTTATATATCTTGTTTTTTCTTCCGAGAAGTTCATCTTCATATCTATATCTCCTTAAAGTTGCGTTACAGTAGTATTTATCAGTTTCTTGTGTTTTTCCACAAAATAGAGGTTGACGCAGATAAAAAAGATGTTATAGTATACATACGTTAGCAATAAAGCAAAACGTATATTAAAGGAAAGAAAAATGGCGACATTAACTTTTGACAACGAAGTCTTAAAAATCGTAAAAGAGAAGAAAACTGTTACTCATGAAGTGATAGATCAAAATAAAACTATAGACGCATTAGTAGATGCGGGATATACATACTGTATAGAAGTCGAATATAATACTGACGAACAACGTGATTTATTCGAATATAGTTTTATTCCGTTAACTAAACAGCAAACAGCAGAATATATAGAAGATTGTGCTGTAATGAATGTATGTCCAAATGCTGGCATTGGAGATCAAGCAATGGTCGATAGTGAGGAGTTTGCTATAGAAAAGCAAATAAAATGGATGAAAGACAATGCTTTAGCATTAGAACCTACTCTTAACATAACAAAAGATTTGTTTCGTTTTGGCGGAGTATATACTTTAGCAGAAATGAAAGAGCAAATCAACTATATAGAAGTTGCTTAACATATTCTATAACTATAAAGCACACTCTTTAGTGTGCTTTTTTTTGACCGATAGCGAGGTTGACGCAGATTAGAAATGTAGTATACTATATGTATATTTTAAATAAAGGAGTTAATAAAATATGGAAAAAATGACAAATGAAGAATATAAAGAATATAAGGCAAATAGAGCATCTATATCCGATATAAAAAGAGAAATACTCACAACTATCGATATATTAGAAAAAAATGGATGGCGCAAAAAGAAATATAGTAAACCGCAGTTACATGCGTTGCTTACATATCAAAATAAACTCGCCGGGGTTACATTATGTAGGGTGAAGTGTGCGATATTGGAGATGGAAGCCGAAAATGTTATACACATACAAAGATATGAAAATGCGACAAACCCAAAAGTTAGACGCAAAATGAAATATTTTACAATAATCTAAGGTTGACACAGATTAAAAGTATAGTATACTATATGTATATTTTAAATAAAGGAGATAAAATATGTTTATATTAAATGTTAAAGGATGGGGAGACAGAGAAGATCAATACTATCCAGTAAGTAAAGGCGACAACATAGAGCAACTGAAAGCAGATAGTTTTGCTCACTTCGATATGGAGATCGATTATTATATTACTGATCCAAAAGTTATAGTAGAAGAAGATGGCAAACAATGGATTGCCGAAGAAGTAATAGAAGAGGGCATAGTTAACGAAGGAGTGTTTGCTTAAAAAGTTATAGACCAAGGGCCTCATTCTTCCGTGTAGGTCTGTTAATGAGAGTTTGATCCACTCGAGAAGTCAAAAACGGATCATTGTATTAAGAAGGCGCTTTTGTAGACATTAGGCGCCTTCCTCCTTTTATGACTTTAAGTTCTTATCTACCCAACTGCTAATCCCCGGATATCCCCACAATGCCATTGCTAATATAACGCCACCGTCTTTGATAGTCTTACCTTGTGACCTTGCTTTTTGATAGTTGGGTTTGTGTCTTGCTATAAAACTCTTAATGCGTTTTAGTGTTTCCTGTGATAGGTTCTCACCTTTTGCTAACTGATTTGCTCTTGCTAAGCCGACTGATGTGCCGGCTTGTTTGCTTTTGGGTAGTGTCTTACGAACTTCTAAGGCTCTACGTGCTGTTTGACGCACGTTTGCTGGTGCTACTGGCATTATACAATAATACCTATAACAAAACCTGCTATAACACCTGCTAAAGCATAGTAATACGCCATATGACGCTCACTGAGTTCGAATCTGTCTTTTATAGTGTAATACACTTGTTTATTCTTCCATTTCATTTGTTGTCTCCTCATTCCATGGTAATACGTCACTGTCCGATCCTTTTACTGGAGAATCAGTCATGTCCAGCCATTGCTTCGAGAGCCAAATCATCATGACTCTGTCACCATTGAGTGCTGTTTCCAACATTTTTTGACGTAGTTTTTGTTTCGTTTTCTGTCGTGCTTTTGTGTATAAGTCGCGAAAGTTGTCTCGGAGTGTGCTCTCCGGCACTGAATAATACTCGCTAAAGTCTTTCCATGTTGAGAACAAGCATGCCATTTGATAGAACTCTTGCTCGGGGATGACTGTTTTTGCTCTGCCTACTATTCTGCCTGTGACTGTTTTTTCGCCGTATTTTATTTTAGTAACTTGATATGGCTTATGCTGTTCGGCATATTCTGTCAAGTTGTCTGTGGGTTTTTCATGTTCATTAGACATAGATGTCTCCTGTAATCAGTTTAAACTGTATGCTTGTATATTTATCCTATTTGACTGTTTTTAAACTCTGTATACGCCATCCTGCGGCTGTTTTGGTGTATAGTTTACGTTTAGTGCCACATAATACACGTTTGTCTTCTATGATAACATATGGACGTTGTTCCATGGGTTTTGTTTCCAATAACCACTTTAGTGTGGCATTTTGTTGTCTGCTAAAAGGTTCTGTTAAACTTCTTGCCCAATGTTGATGTTGCTCTGCTATACCACTTGTGCTGAAACGAGGTATACTGGGTATGTATTTTTCATTACTCATAGTTACTCCTACAGTATCTATTTACACTCCACAGCAGGATTATAGTGTTTTATGTGGTATCATATACTTATTATTAATGTGCGAACTACGTTCACACAAAACAAACAGCAAACACTCGTTAACACTCGTGTAGTTGCTTGTTTGTTTGTTCTCTCGAACCTTATTAGAACTTATTATGTAGATATTTCAGTCAAGAAAACACTATTGAAGTGTCTTCCTGCTGTCTCATTATGTGAGTATCACAGCCTGTTCAAACAATAGGTATTTTATTTTTATACATACTACGCAATGGACTTTGACCTTTTCCAACCTACATCAACAACACATTATAAATGTGCCTTATAATCTCGTGTAACTATTATAAGTGTTTATGCGTATGCGTATGTTTGCGACATAACAGAAAGATGTCTTACATTACTACATTGAGCAGGAGTGTGCTTGTAGTTTTGTTTCTCATGTGTAGTTACCGAAATCACTACTTTTGCCATGGTCCTTATATCCGACGGACAAGTCTTATGTTCTGTTTGTTTTAGGGTTCTGTGTTATGCCATGTATGCCTTAATCAAAAAGTATTTATACAAATGACGTCAAATGTTACAGTTTTTTTAGTTTTTGCCCGTTGACAGTTTTGCGATCTGTAGTATAATAGTTGTATGTTTAGCAATAAAGCAAAGACATATTTAAAGGAAAATAAAATGGCAACATTTGAAAACGACAGTAAAGTCTCAAAAATCAATGGAAAGGAGATTCTTGTTTCTACGAGTAATGAGACTCAAAATCTAACTGCTGAGGAATGGAGTGAAAGAGGTTTTTCAACAGAACCTATGATCGATATTGATCAGTTATGTAAAGATAATAATATCAATAAAGGTATTATACCTTTAAC